CAGGTGTCTCTACATCAATAGCAGAGTGTTGCAGTAGATAAAGCAAAGTTCCACTTGCTGCTCCATTGCTGTATCCCATGCTTAAGCTTTCCCTAATAGTAGATTTGGCTTTAAGTGCTACCTGAGAAACTTTTAGGTTTGGCGTAAAGTACTTTGATATGTAACTAATTGAACTATCTAACTGATTTTCAATAACTGTACCATTAGCCGATAAAGATAAGCCTCTTAAAAATCTATATAAATCTGCTGTAAGCCTCATACCTACCCACCTATCTGTGCTTCAATATTACTTACTGCGTTACTTACATCTGCTGATTGCGTACTTGAATTTGTAACCAAGTGTCCTTTAGGGTTCTGTGTACTTTGTCCCGAACCTGAACCAACTAATGCGTTAATAACAGAACTTCTGTCTGGCTGGTCAGATCCTCTTAAAACAGCCATGCTAATACTATAATTAAACAAAACAGCAGTATCAACACTTCTAGAATATTCAAATCCGCCTGTTGGTATCGTCACCACATAACTCTGGTCATCAGTATAGTTATAAAAAACCAAATCTTTATCTGGTGCAAGTCCGTCAATTGTCGCTGACTGGTAGCTAAGTATAAGGGACTTTAAATCTTCCAGCCGTTGCTTACCATTTTTACCATTGGCATCAATTTTATAGCCAGTGTGCCCAGATATAGAAATAATTGGAAAGTCAGGTCCGTACTGTTCAATTACATTGTCACCTTGCGTTTTAATGGTTGTAGCTCTCTGCGGTTCTTGAAATTGATAATTTTGAGGGTTTGGCCATAAATTGACTGTTGTGCCATTATATGAAAAGGCCATTCTCTTTAACTCATTATGTCCATCTTCTTGGGGCATTATTTTCACCAGCTTTTAACTCTTTACAATTAATATAGACTTCTTATCTATTATACCACAAAAGGGTTCCCATAAAAGGAACCCTTCGCTTACTATCGGATATACAAACTTTGCCCTGGAATGATAATGCTGTTAATTGACTTGCCATTGTTAGCAGCCAGCGTGTACATGCTAATACCATGAACTACTTGTTACTAAAGTAACTAGCTTCTAGGAACACTGCATACTTGTAATTTCATAACATTATGAAATTATAGAGGTTACGGCTATCTTACTAAGGGCTGTCCCAGCCCATCTCAGTCATTTAAGCATTTAAGATATTCTTTGCTGCGTTAATATCCCTGTCGTGGTGAATATCACACTTGGGACATGTCCACTCTCTAACATCTAAGGTATGCTTACCATCATCAAATCCGCAGTTACTGCAAATTTGACTAGTTTTCCTTGGGTTAACAGTGACCAACTGTTTTCCATACCAAGCACACTTATACTCCAGCTGTCTCCTAATTTCTCGCCAACTTTGGTTAGCAATTGCTCTAGCCAACTTATGATTCTTGAGAAGATTTTTGGTTTTCAAATCTTCTATCTTAATCACATCATAGCTAGAAACTAACTGCTTAGTAAGAAAATGCAAGTAGTTAATTCTTTGGTTAGCTATCTTCTCACTGTACTTAGCAACCATAACTTTAGCTTTCTGGTAGTTCTTAAAGTTGGAAAGCTTTCTAGGCTCTAGTACCTTATTATGCTTATCCCAAGCTATTTCTGATTGAGCTTGTAACCTTCGCCTAGCTAACCTTTTCTCCCAGTAATGCTTCTTATTAGCAAGAATTTTGTCAAATCTGATAGTTGGATATTTAATACCATCGCTGGTAATCATCAAATCAGCTACACCCATATCAATACCTACTTGATTCCTTGATTTAGGAAGTGCTTGGTTTTCACACTCTGCAATCAATACAAGATAGTATTTACCTGTAGGGGTGAGTTTAATTGTTCCTAGTTTAATCTTATTAATCTCATTTAGTTTCTTACTACTACCTTTAAACTTCATATATCCTAGCTTAGGAAACTTAACCTCGTTAGCCTTTATCTTAATCATATAATTTGTCTGATAACTTTGCTTAGGATACTTCTTTGATTTAAACTTAGGAAATCCCTTATGGTTCTTAAAGAACTTCTTGTAAGCATCAACTAAGTTTTTACAAGTTATCTGTAAGCTATGACTTTCTGCTTCCTTAAGCCAAGGGTACTCTAGCTTAATTGTGGGTAACAAGTTATTTAAGGTAAAAGCGCTAGGAAAAGGTAAATTAGGATTATTTTTGTACCTTTCCTGTAGCATATCCAGCATTTGGTTCCAAACAAACCTATTGTAGCCAAAGTTAAGCTTGATACTCGTTTTCTGTTCTTTGCTAGGGTATATTCGTAATTTAATTCCCTTTAAAGTCATTTATTTCACCTCCTTGTATATTATACCACACATGTATACCACACAAAAAGGCTCCTATAAAAGGAACCCTTCGCTTATTACCTGATGTATAAACTTTGTCCTGGGTACAATACAGAGTAAACTGATTTACCATTATTTGCAGCAAGGGTATACATACTGATACCATACTTGCTGGCAATACTCCAGAAGCTATCCCCTGATCGTACTGTATAGTAAACATGGCTTGGGGTGCTTACTGCCGAACCATTAATTTTAAGAACGTCCCCAGGATGAAGCATACTATTGATTGTCTTACCGTTTAAGGAAGCCAAGGTATACATGCTTATACCCTTAGCATTTGCAATACTCCACCAGCTGTCGCCTGATTGCACCGTGTACGTACCACTAGCACTGTAGGAACTAGTAACCGTGGTAGAACCAGATACTGATAAAGTTTGTCCTGGATGGATAACACTATTAATAGTAAGGCCATTGTTACTTGCTAAGGTATACATGTTCATACCATACTTATTAGCAATAGCCCACCAACTATCACCTGATTGCACTACATATGTACTTGAGTTTACCCTAGGAACACTAGTAGTTGTTAACAACTCAACGTTCTTACGATTAATCCAACTCATAATACCACCAAGCAGCACGTTTGATCCAGATACCTGCTGAACGGTATAAGTTTTACCTTGTACCCAGCTAGGCATCCCTGAGCCGTTAGCCCAAGACGTAGTACCAAAGTTTACCTTAACTTTGTCCCCTACCTTAACTTGACTTAAGGTAGTGTTATTAGCCTGCTTACCTGCATTAATTGCTGGTGTACTTGTTTCTGGGTGTACATAAGTCTTGCCACTGTCAGTTGTTGTGCTCCCATTATAACCAACATCAGTAATACCAGTTAAGTCAATGTTACCATCTAGACCGCCTGCTCGGTAAGTAGATGTAAACTGAAAAATACCGACATTGTTGAAACTTGGAAAGTACCCATAATTAGGAACAGTTGTAACATTGTAATCGGGATACTCTGCAAGCCACAACTGATAATGGCTAGCAATTTGTGCTAAGTCAATATGGCTCATCAAGAAACCCTTATAGCCGTACAGCATGGGTGTGTAACCAGCATTGCGGATATAGTCGAGTGCCCACATTAGGGTTGCTGTATTTGTTGATCCCGACTCATAGTCAAGTGCAACAATAGAACCTTTTGGCGTCTGAACCTCAGGCAAGAAATGATCTAGCACTTGTTTAGCTAAGTTAGTATCATTAATATTCTGCCACCAAATGTAAGTATGTGCTCGTTTACCAGCCGCAATTAAGGATGCAACTTGTGTCCTATATGTAGATTGATTATACACGCCGTACCCGCTATATCCGCCAATTTGAGAGATGCCGAACTTGTCGGTCGAATAACCAAATACACCGTGGGTGCCTTGCCAAACTGACCAATCAACACCTTGATCCCCCTTAGCAGCTAAGACTTGATGACTGGATGACCCTACACCCAGACCAATTGTAGCAACTGCTAAAATGGAAAATAAAATAGACTTTGTTTTTCTATTCATCACTTTTTCACCTCACAGCTTAATATAGCGAAAATAGAGCCAAAGTCTATCCGAGTTTTATTTAATTATTTTGTACTAGTATCTGTACTTCCGCTTGCTTCTGTTGGCGTATCCACTTTAGTCACAGGTGCTTCCACCACTGTAGCATCTGTCTTACCAACATCATCCTTAGAGGCGTCACTATATACCTTATCAAGAGTGCTCTTTAATTCGGCATAGGCTCTTTCAACAGCATCTTCAACAGCCTTCTGATCAATTTCTGTAAATCCTTTATTCTTTAAAGCGTTAATAACATCTTGAACAGCGATATTCTTTTGAACTGCCCCAGACAATTGCTTGTCTAAACCAAGCTTTTGTACAGCTGCTACCACGTCCTTTGCTAGAGGTGCGGTGGCTTCAATTAAGGATACTGCCTGTTTATTTTGCAATAATCCTTTAAATACACTAACTGCTGACTTACTAATATATGTGAAAACCAAACCAATTAAAATTAAAACAATTTGTACTACTGCTTCTTGCCACGTATTCATATAAAAGTTCTCCTATTCATTAACTATTGACTACTATCATTCTAAAACATCAACCCTACTAGAATACCAAGTACTACTAAGGCTGTACTGTAGATGTACCTGTGCCTGTAGAAGAACTGGTATCTTCTGACACCCCCAATATTTTTGCAACCTGCGGTCTAATAACTGCTGGAACCTCATCAAGAGTACGCCCACCATCCAAAACATTTGCTGCGTAAAGTGCTGCTAAACTACTCATTTTAAACTTAAGCATTATTCTTCTCCTTAATAGCTTCTGCTACTTTGTCTTTAACTACATCTGGCACTGAATCTAAAGTTCTTTTTCCTTGCCTTACTGCATCTGCATACAACCCAATAAGAAAATCTAAATTCACTTACTACCACCTCCTGAAAGCACTAAGTCTGATAACTCTAGCAGAGCTGACTGTAATTCATCATTACTCTGCTGCAAAGAAACTATTTTATCTTCGGGTAACGGTCCGGGGAGTGGATGATCATTCGCCGGATCGTAACCCTCATCGGCAACGATTTTGCCGTCTACAAGAGATGCGTGACCCTCAAAAAACTGAGACACGTCATCTGCTTCTATGATTTGTTGACCGTCCTCTGTTGGGCCCACTGTGGCATCTTCCGCTTCATAGGCCCAGTTGGTTAGGCGATTTTGCTCATCTAGCCAAATCTTAATCTTCATCTTATTTCACCACCGCATCATTGGTCGGATACGCATCACGCGTAATGAAACCCAAGCTGCCAGCATACCCGCCTTGCCCACGCCATGGAATGATATAAAATCCACCTGCGGAAGCGTACAATTGACAGGCTGCGCCCGTATATGACATGCTACCGAGCAACCTTGCTGCATCATCATTATTAAATGGACTATATCCTGGTCGAATGTTGGCAATTTTGACCCATCCATTACCAGTCTTCATTTCAAAAGCAATCCCAATGGTGACAATTGGGCCTTTTCTTGAATATGAGATAGTTAAGTTCTTGACATCATTAGTTTGCAGCCCCGAGTCTTTGTGGTAGTAATCAACCGCATCATGAGCATTAAAAGTGGAAGTGATGTATTTGGCAGAATTACCCAATCCGCTGACTAGGTCTGTTAGTTCAAGAGTACCCATTGAGATTCTGCTGGTACGCATTTGTGTTGTTCCATCTGTCTGCGTAAGGTATGATAGAAAGCCATCTGGATTTACTTCAGTATGATATTTTTGACCATTTGGATTACCATTATTATCTTCAATTGTTCCATCAATAGTATATGCAGTTCCGTTTAAAGCTAATTTACCCGTTGATAATATACCAGAACCTTCAATAGGAGCATGTGAGAAAGGTACATTTATTGTTGGCGAGTTAATTACACCACCATTGATAATGCCACCATTTATAGTAGAACCAGTAATAGTTTTACCAGTAATGTTACCAGCAATAAAGTCACTACCAATAATTAGCTTATTACCACTAATTGTAACTGTACCATTACCATCAACAGAAATACCAGCAGAAGTACCGCCAATACCTTGTGCAAGGATTGACCAGTTGTTAGCCGTTTGCGTCTGTACAGTTTTAACTGTTTGATTAGTTGCTGCTAAATCGGATGTGCTTGCTGTATCTGATTGATAGGGGCCTATTGTTGGAAAGGCAACTAGCATAGGGTGATTAAGCATGAAGTTATATGTATCTCCATGTATCTGTACAGCTAAGTTCATAGTAACAGCCGTACTAGGTGCTGTAATCCCCTCTAGTTTTAGTATCTGTTTGTCATAAGGGCGCGTCATATCAAACTTAACACCAGGAGATGCTACCCGTGTACCACTACTATCAAAAAAGTCAGTTTCAAGAAAAATAGTGTCTGGTAAATTATTTCCTAATGAACCGGTAAAGAATAAAGTCCCTAAGAAAGAATACTGTTGTCCTGTTATTACATTAATAGGCTTGCTAGACACCCAGCACCAAGTGTTTGCTCCCTTGCCAGTTGCATGTATTCCTAAACTATTTGAGCCATTATAGCTGTCCCACTGATTACTATTAACACTTATACCTGTATTGGTTGTCCAGCCATCCAAACTTGTAATTTCACTATTATAAACAAGATTCTTCTGCCCAATATTATTAACTGTTGCTGAGCTAGCATTATCTGCTGGTGCAGGAGACCAGTCTGTTGCTGTATTTCCCTGCTCTAATTTTACTTGTGTTATATAGGCCTCTAAAGTATTACCACTACCATTCCTAAAAAGAACACTCTTAGTACCACTAATGGTGGAACTTGCTGTAAAGGTAAAACTGTACTTTTGATATGTAGAGGTTAAAGCATATTGATGAAAATTATCTGAGGGACCACTTGCTGCAACACCTGGATATATATATACATGCAGAGGACCGCTACCCTTAGCACTAAAAGAAAATGTGTAAGTATTATTAGCAACAAGACTTGTCAAACTATCATAGTGTAAAAAGTTATCATCTGAACCTGCTGTATAAGACGGATAATGCGCAACCCCTGGATAAACAGTCTTATCAACAGACACTCCACTAGACATCTGCCATGATGAAAAGTCTATGGTATTTGGTAACATGTTAGTGCCACCGACTTGTAAATTATTAATCTTACTACTTGCATCATTAGCGGTTGTTGTTACTGCACTTACGGACTGCTTGATGCCATCAGCAGTCTGGTCTATCTCACTAAACTTCTTTGTGGTTGTAGTCTGTAAGTTAGCTAAGTCACTTGCACTAGCGTTATCCGCAGGTGCAGGAGACCAATCTGTTGCTGTATTGCCTTGCTCTAATTTAACACGTGCTACCTGATATGAGCCAGAATCTGTAGCATTTGTCCAACAGCTATCTAATCTAACTCCTACAGCTCCACTTGATGCTAAATCTATCCATGTAAATGTAAAACTATTTCTACTGTTTGGAGCTATTGGAACAGCCCCCATGCTTTTAACACGAGTGCCATCCGCTTTGATTGCATATACTTCAAGATTTACATTATGGTCTGCATTGCCAACAGATGCAGATGCTGTATATTGATTTCCTACAATTAAACTAGAATAGTCACCAAGATTTCTAACCGCCCAATTAGCTCCAGTGACTGTTACAAAGTTTGCTGTGGTTCCTGTTATTAGGTTAGTACCACCAACTTGCAAGTTATTAATCTTATTACTTGCATTATTTGCTGTTGTTGTAACGTCACTTACAGACTGTTTTATTTCACCAGCTGTCTGGTCAATCTCACTAAATTTCTTAGTAGTCGTTGTCTTGAATCCATTAAGGTCACTCTGCGCAGCATTAGCTGCACTGC